TTTCTACGAGGAATTTATTATTCCAGAACTCGACAAGCGCTTAGAACAGGAATACAAATATAATACTAATGAAGCGCAAACAGAAGAAGAACCAGTCGAGTAAGGCAGTTGTACCCATTTCTGGTGGTATGGACAGTACTGTCCTACTACACTATGCAGCTAGTAAATACGATAGCATTGTAGCTGTAAGTTTTGATTATGGTCAAAAGCATCGCGAAAAAGAACTTAACTGTGCCTCGTTTCAGGTAGAAAGCCTCGATCAACCAGTCGACTACAGATTCATAAAAATTCCTTTCTTCAAAGACATTTGTCAAACATCTGCACTTACCAACAGTAATATTGCTATTGCAAAAGCCAAGGATGTGATGGGTGATCCTCAAACAGTAAACTATGTACCTTTTAGAAACCTAATGCTCTTGAGCATTTCACTTGGCATAGCAGAAAGTACCGGTGCTTTTGCTGTTTTTCATGGAGCAGCACAAGCTGATAGCGTTGCAGGTTTCTGGGATGGTAGTGTTGAATTTCTTGATCAAATTAACAAAGTTAGTGATTTAAACCGAAGAAACAGGATTAAAGTTATAGCTCCTTTAATTGATAAATCTAAGGAAGAAATTATTAAACTCGGTGTAAAGTTAGGTGTTGAATTTAGTCAAACCTGGACCTGCTATGAAGGAAAAGAGCAAGCTTGCGGTGAATGTACAGCTTGCTCTTTACGCATTAAAGGGTTTTTAGAGGCAGGGCTTATAGATCCTATTTCTTATAAGATTGAGATACCTTGGGAAAAGTTTAATTGCAGCTCTATTAAGAATCACCGTAACTAAAGCCACCAGCATCATACCCGCCACCTCTGCCAACCATTCCTAATTCTCTTGCAACTGATGTAGGTTCATCAGACTCAGGGTACTCATCCATTGTTTCAACTTCTCCTGTGCCTTCACCTTCTTTTGCTTCAATTTCTTTTTGTTTTGTTTTTAATGCACCTGCTTCAACTAATTTATCAAAAGCTTCCATGGCTTTCATTTTAATTATATTCTCTTTTTCAAGTCCAGGAGTATCATTATACTCACTTATTGCATTTTTAATTGCAGAAAGAATTTCTTTTTCATGCACATCTTCATCAGGGAGTGCATTTAGAAGAGCTCTTAATGGTTTGTCTGAAATCTTTACACTTTTATCTATCTCATACACAGTTTCTGTCTTCGCAGGCTTAGCAACTGCTGCTTTAACTGCACTCTGAACTTTTTCAGGAGAAACAGCAATGCCACCAGTTTTTTCATCTTTTACAATAATATTCAACATGTTGCGTATAATTCTAGCTGTATAGTTAGCTTCTGTCTTACCTATTCCTAGTTCCGTTTGTACTAAAGCCTGAAGATCATTGCGCAACTTCATTTCGTTGCCTGGATAAAACAAATTATATTCAATACCATCAACATTATGCGCTTCAGGTTTAAAAAGCAATGACTGTATTTTTTTAACAAGTGCATCTGTAACTTCTTTCATTGACTTGCCTGTTTTAGTTGCTGCTTTTTTTAAGCCGTATCCGCCTCCAGGAGCAGATTGCAATGCAGGTTCAGAAATATTTAAATCTCCCATAGCATATGCAGGTGGCGCTTCATTTAACATTTGCTTATGCTTTACATACATTTCAAAGATAAGCTTTGAGTCGTTATTCATGTTGAATTATTTATTGTTTCATACTATAATATTACACAATGTGCGGAATATTTGGATCATCAGATTATAAGACATATATAAAGCTTTATGCAAAAAACATGGGTCGCGGTGCTTTTGCATATGGCTCAATTATGTTTGACACAAAAATACACGCTACTGTAAAATCAGCCGGTGTATTTAAACTCACAGATAAAATGTATCTAAGTCTAAAAAATAATAAGAAAAAAGATTTTAAAGAATTTAAGCATTTTCTTGGCCACTCGCAAGCGCCTACATCTTCTGCTAGAAAATATGCACATGACACCTCACACCCATTTAATACAGGCAAATGGCACGTAGCGCACAATGGTGTTTTAAGTAATGAGAAAGAACTAAGAAATTTACTTAAAAAATATAAGACCATAAATGAAGTTGACTCTTCTCTTATTCCTGCTTTAATTGATCATTATTGCAAAAGTGAAAAAAACGAAACAACCGCAATATGCAAAGCGCTTTCCATGCTAAAGGGTAACTTTGGTGTTTGGATTTTAAATTCAAAAAATAACAATATATATTTAGCAAGATCTGGTAGTACTATATTTGCAGATTTTCTCACTAATGATTTTTCTTCAGCAAAGTATAACGGATATAAGCCTTTAGAAGAGGGGGTACTTTATTTGCAAACTATAGAAGGTCTCACATCTGTAGGAACTTTTAAAAGCAATTCACCTTTTTTTACAACATGAAAATTGCATTTTATTTTGCGACACGGTCACAGGAGCCTACAAATACACTCGCTTTTAAATCACTTAAAATTGTTAAGAAAAACACATCATGTTTTTTTTCTGAAGACCTCGATTTTCATATTTTTTATAACGGCAATAACACACATGGTCTCAGTTTAAATTACAATAAAATTATACAAGCAGAAGCTACAAAATACGACTATATTGTCTTTCTGCATGATGACGTATATGTAGATGATATTAATATTTGCAATAAACTTCTTGAAGCACACAAGCAGTATGATATTGTAGGTCTTGCTGGCGGTGTCAATCCACACATACAACAACCGGCACTCTGGCACTTAATGTGTGGTGGGTTCAATGGAGGTAATCTCCGTGGAGCTGTTGCACACCCTGCTAATAAAGATTCAATTTATGTTACTAGTTTTGGTCCTACACCATCCCGTGTTGCTGTGCTTGATGGTTTATTTTTAAGTATTAATACTAGTGTTATTTTAAAAGCTGATTGGCGGTTCAATGAGAACTATACCTTTCACCATTATGATATTGCCAGCTGTTTGGATGCAAATAAAAAGAAGCTTAAACTTGGTGTAGCACCAATTTGGGTAATACACCAATCACCAGGACTATTAGATCCAAACAGCAATGCATTTCTTGATAGTCAGAAAAAATTTCTTAGTGAATATTCAAATTAACTAGTATAATAGTATTATGAGTAAGCTTGATTTAGATTTTTTTGAAAATGTACTTCTATACAAATCTCTTACTGACGATACATATCTAGCTTCTATTATTGATTATATTAAACCAGAATTTTTTAAAAGTAAAGATATTAAAAATATATTTACAGTTATCAAAGATTTCTATCTTAGCAGAGGTACAAGACCAAACAATACAGAGATAAAGGCTCATCTTACTACAGATGAATTAAAAAACAGCTTTAAGAATGCCATAACTCTTGTTAAGGATTTTGACAAAACATTTAATGTAGATGAGCTTTCTGCTAATACAGAAGCATTTTTAAAAGAAAAAGCTGTTTATACTACTATGTTGGAAGTGGTAGATGACATTACTAAAAATAAAGTAGATACATCTGTAGTACTCGATAAATTTGAAAAAGCTTGTAACATATCTCTTGCAACTAATATTGGACTTGATTTATTCGAAGATATATCTGTTATTGTTAATGATCTTAACACAGAAGAAAAGTATATATCATCTAAATGGAAGTGGCTTGATAAAAAAATGGGTGGTGGGTTTCTTGAGAAAGGCAGAGCACTCTATGTTTTTGCTGGAGAAACAAATATAGGAAAAAGTATTTTCTTAGGCAATGTTGCTACAAATATAGCTTCACAGGGAAAAACAGTTCTCTTAGTATCTCTTGAGATGCCAGAGATAATTTATGCCAAGCGCATATGCACCAATATAACCAAAATACCATTTCATCATTTAAAATCTGAATCATCAACCTTATTTCAACAACTTCAAGAATATAAGAATGAAAATTCTAAATCAAAGCTTATTATTAAAGAATTTCCTCCCTCTACAATTACTTGCAACCATTTAAAAGCTTTTATTAAGAAAATTACTAATCAGGGTATTAAGATTGATGCTCTTGTTGTTGATTATATTAATTTATTGCATTCTTCAATTGGTAATAATACCTATGAAAGAGTAAAAAATATTACCGAGCAATTGAGAGCTATAAGTTATGTTTTTGATTTTCCAATTATTTCTGCTACACAGCTCAATCGCTCAGGTTATGATATAAGTGACCCTGGATTAAATACCTTGTCAGAATCTATGGGATTAGGACATACTGCAGATGTAATATTGAGTATTTGGCAGGAAGATACAGATAAAGAACTTGGTGTTATTAAGATGGGATTAATGAAAAATCGATTTGGAGAAAACTTTGGATGTTGTAACATGAAGATTGATTACTCCACATTAACTTTAACAGAAGATGAAATTAACAATGATACGGAAGCTTCTACATCTTCAATTGCTACACTAAACAATTTGAACATAAGTTGATTTAGCAATTTTTTTAATTAAGATAGATAGTGAGCCATGACACAAGGGAAGACCTCTATTTATTCACTGATTGTGATATTGATGGTGCAGGTTGTTACTATGTCTTGAGAAAAGTTATAGGCAATAATTTTACACACAAACAAACATCAGAAAAAAAATTTAGAGATGACTTCATTTCTTTACCCAACAAAGACAAATATAAAAAAATCTATATATGTGATCTAGCAGTTATTGAGCAAAATTTAGATGTAATAGACCTACCTAATATTGTTTTTATTAATCATAGAAACACTGAGCAATACAGCAGCCTACCAATTAAATACATGAGACAAGAATCACAAGATTCACCTAGCTGTACACTTTTATTGTATAAAAAATTAAAAGAAAAGTTTAAAGTACCATTTACTAGAAATCAAAAAATTTTAATATCATTAATCAATGATTATGACAGCTACAACCTAACATTTCCTGAATCAAAAAAGTTACACTATCTTTTTAATACATATGAAAGCGGCAATAATAGTAAATTAGAAAAATTTTATAATACTTTTGAAAATGGATTTGAACAGTTCACTGATACACAGGAGAACGCTATTAATAATATTACAAATAAAATTGAAAAAACATTTAATGAATTAAAAATTTTATAATACTTTTGAAAATGGATTTGAACAGTTCACTGATACACAGGAGAACGCTATTAATAATATTACAAATAAAATTGAAAAAACATTTAATGAATTAAAAGTTTTTATGGGAAATATTAAGATTAGTAGCAATAATATTAAAATATGCAGCACATTCAATAGCATTTTTCCTTCTGAAATTTGTGATATGCTCATTAAAGCATATGATTGTGATATTGCAATAAGTGTTAACATCAACACATCTAACGTTAGTATACGGAAAAAAAAGACCTGTTGTGTTGATCTTGGTGCATTTGCTAAAAAAATATTTGATGGTGGCGGTGACGCATGTGTTGCTGGCGGTAAGATAACAAAGACATTTCTAGAGTTAACAAAATTACTCTATCCCATTAAATGAATATTAACCCCGCAGAAAAAATTTCAGAAGTTGAAATAAATCATTTATTTCTATCTTTCTGCACATTCTGCGCATTATTAGAGCCTAAAAAAATTAATTTAGCCAATGTATTTCTTCTTGTATTAAAGGAACGAAGATTTAGAGATCTTTTAATTAATTATTGTGATTTTAAGAATGACTATGATGCATTAAAATATTTTTTATTTTTTGATTCCACGCTATACAAGAGTAAATATATAATGAAATTTTTGAATTCTAAAAACTTTAATAAGTTATGATAATTAAATCCGAAGTAATACTAAACAAAAGTAAAAGCTTAGAAAAACCGTATTTTGATAAAATGTACAACAAATTCACTAGAGAAGTACAAAAAAGTTTAGTAATAGAAGAATTAAGATTTAGGCGATATTTTAATAAACCAAGTAAAAAGAAAAGATTGAAAAAAGAGTTTGCCAGGTTAAAATGGCGTAACTATAAATGATATCAGATTACGAAAAACATATATATAACACGCATTTAAGAGCCTCGAGACAACATCAGAATAAACCTTGCAATTTAAAAAAAGACTTTAATGATATAGATGACAAGACTGCTGCATGCTTAAAAAAGCTCAGTCATTTTTTTGGCAAACATAAAGAAATAGATTTGCATAGTTTTTTTTCAGCATCTTATAAGTTATATAAAGATGAAAAATATTTTAATTTATGCTATTTCAATACACTCAAAGCCGTAAAAGCATACACCATACATTTTAATAATATAAATAATCTCGATCCAGATACACAAGAGCAACTTGACTATACTAAAAAATCTTTAGTTTTTATTTATAATTTTTGTAAAAACAACAACATTCAATTACAAGATTATCTGCAACACACAACAAATAATTTATTTACCTTTTTACTGCATCTAAAAGATAGAGATATAAATCTTTACTCACTTCTTAGTTTTGATAACCTAAATAATTGCTTATCCAAAACAGATAGAGAAGTATTGAGATTTATGTTCAATGACAGTTTTATAAATAACGTCAATCTAAAAAAAATTAAGTTTCTCAACTCATTAAAATGTAAACGTTTAGTAGTAAATGGTTTAGATAAATTAAAAAATAATTTAAAAAATGAGTTGAATATTGTTAAAAAGAATATATCATAGAGTTATGAATTCATTAACTTCATCAATGTTTGAAAGCATTAAAAGTGCTCTTACCAAAGAAACCGCATCAGGTGCAAATAAACAGAAGGATTTTCTTCGCACAGAACCAGGCAACACCTACACAGTACGCCTTCTTCCTAATGTTAAAGACCCTTCGAAAACCTTTTTGCATTATTATTCCCATGGTTGGAACAGTCTTTCTACTGGCCAGCTTATTACTCTTATAAGCCCCACAACATGGAATGAGCGTGATCCTATTGCAGAAGAACGATACCGTGTTCTACGCAATGGCACTGAACAGGAAAAGGAAAAAGCCAAGAGCATTGTCCGGACTGAGCGCTGGCTTGTTAATTGTTATGTAATTAATGACCCTGTTAATGAGGAAAATAACAACAAGGTAAAAATCTTACGATTTGGCCGTCAACTTCATAAGATCATTATGGATGGAATTCAGGGAGAAGACGCAGAAGAGCTTGGCCCACGCATTTTTGATCTCTCACCAAAGGGTGTTAACCTTAAGATTAAAGTAGAAAAGCAAGGCGATTACCCAACATATGTTTCATCTAAATTTACAACACCCAAGGAAGTTGAAGGGCTGGATGAAGATAGTTATGATAAGACTCTCAAGAATGCATTTGATCTTGAATCCTACATCACTGTAAAATCATATGATGAGCTTAAAGATATGCTTGATAAGCACTATCATTGCAAGGTAGATGCTGATGAAGAGACAGAAGTTGCAGTTGTAGAGAGACCTAAAACTCATACACCTGTGCCTTCAAAAGTTGAAGCACCAGTTAAATCTGTTAAGTCAACAGATGAAAGTCTAGAGAAACTTCTAGAAGATCTATAATGGATACTTTTAAGGAACCTACGCCTGAAGAGGCAAAACTTCTTGCTCTCCAATTCATGGGTCAAAACTTAGGAGAAATTAAAGAACTAGATAAAAATATTATTGGCAAGACTAATACCTTAAAAGGTAATATGCTTGATATTAATAACATTTTAAATTCAATTCCATCACCTAACAGAATTGCTGCACCAAGTAGCAATCCGCCACCGCAGGCTCTACCTGTAGGTATGCAGCAACACATTTATCAAGCACCCCCAACACCGGCAGCTACACCTGTGTTTAGTATTGAGCCTCTTATTGAAGTCTTGAATAAGATTAATAGTAATCTTGAAAAAGCTGTAAATTTACTTGATAAATAAAAACATACCGCTACAATAGAATAGTAAATGAGCCTTACTATTCAAGATAAAAATGCTTTTATTAATAATTTTCTTACTCCTATTAGCAAAGTTACTAACAGCGCAGTACTTAAGATTGAAGATAATATACTCAGCTCATTGATTGCAACAAATGACAATACAATTATTCTTAGTGCACAGCTAAAGAACACTATCAAGTCAGATAATATAACACTTAATATACCTGATTTAAGCAAACTAATAAGAATTTTCTCTGTCATAGACACGCAGGATTTAAATATAAACATCTGTAAGAACAATATTGCATATACATCGGATAGCGTAAGATTTAAGTATCATTTATTTGAAGATGGAATTATTATATCTCCCAAGCTTAATGTTGATAAACTTACCTCACTAACATTTGATGGTAAGTTTACATTTAATTTCAATTATTTACAGAATCTTATTAAAGGCAGTACAATTGCAACAGATTCTAATAAAATATATCTTTCTTATAAAGATAATACTGTTTTAGGTGAACTTACTGATAAAACGAGACCAAATGTTGATTCTTATGGGCTTATTATTTCTAATGACTACTCAGGAGTACAATTGAGTACATCTACGCCGTTGAATTTTGAAGTATTTAGAATAATTTCTTCTATGAAGTTTAAAGAGCTTAATTGTTCATTCTCAAGTAAAACAGGTGTTTATGTGTTTGATGCTAATTTAAATAATATAACAATGAAATTTATAGTATCCGCATTAGCCAATTAAAAATATGAAAACATCAAAAAATAAATTACGCACACCCGGATATTTTATTAAAAGACTTAGGGACAATAATTTTGTAGTTGTGAGATTATTTTCTGTCTTTGGCAAGCACGACCCCAGGAGATGGACAGTTATCATTAACCCTACTGGTAACTCTGTTTTCTGTACATGTTATATTAATAAAAACGAAATGGGTGAAGTGTTGTTTGAGCTAGATGATGGTGGCGCGAAAATACCAAAAAACTTTTATCTAAAGACAGAAAGCATTGAAGTAGTTGTTGATTTCTTGCTAAAGAACGGCATTACCAATAGTGATTATATTGGTAAGTCGAGATACTTTACTAAGAGACTAAATAATAATATAGATGAAAAGAAACTCGAACAAGCATAGCAGCAATAATGAGAGTGCAAATTTTGACCCATCAAAATTTAAAAATGAATCAGCATTAACTAATAAAGCTGTAGAAGAATTTTTAGTCAAAAAACTTAATGACAAAATAGATAAAAAGCGCGATATTGATGCACTAGTAAATACTATTCAAGAATTTCTCACTTGTTTTGTTGTTTTAGGATATAATTTTAACGGTGAGCCAATAAATTTTATTTCTGCACACAATCAGCAAGAAGCTGATTCACTTGCTACACTTATTAATAAAGTGTTTATAAATCAAAATTCAAATAGAGATAATAGTTGATCTTCTAAATAATTTATTTATATTATTATTTAGTGAAAATTTTAATACTTGGTGAAGGCTTCATTGGTCTGAGGCTTTTTAATTTTTTACGCGAGAAAAAAATTGATGTAGAAATTACCAGTCAAAAAAAACTAGCATATTACGACAAGAAAACATTCTATAGTTTTGTTTTAAAATCTAATTATTCTGTAATTATTAATTGCTCCGGTTATACTGGATCACCAAATGTTGATGCATGTGAAATTAATAAGGAAGCATGCTTGTTTTATAACGTTTCAATACCAACACAAATTAATGCAATATGCAAAGCCTTGGATATCAAATTTATTAATGTATCTTCTGGATGTATATATACTGGCTATGACAAAGAGTTTACAGAAAAAGACGAACCAAACTTTGGTATTTCTAATTTAGATAGTAGTTTCTATTCACAAACAAAACATATGTGTGAAGTACTTTTAAGAGGCACAAACGCTATCACGATTAGAATAAGAATGCCATTTAACTCTGATGTTGTTAATAAGAATTTAATTTATAAAATTTTAAGGTATGATAATATTATTGATTTAAAAAATAGCGGAACCTCTATAGATGATCTTAATATTTTTATAGACAAGCTTTTAAACCATAAAGATTTTCTCCAGATTACAGGTCCTCTAAATGTAGTTAACCCTGGGGCTATAACCGGTAAGTTAATTTCTGAATATCTTGGATTCCATGAATTAATCAATAATAAGTGGAAAGTTGTGGACATATCTGACTTAAAAATTATTGCTCAGAGATCAAATTGTGTTTTATCAGATAAAAAAATTAAAAAACTTGGATTACAGTTACCACCGGTATCAAAATCACTCAAAGATGCGGTAGCTAAATTTGTAGAAAATTATAAAAATGTTCTTTAAAAAACAACATCCTATTAAAGGTTATGTTTATGCTGTGACTACAGGTACATATGCAGGCCAATTGTTTGTTTTTATTGATAAAAATAAAAATAATGAGTATGAGTTTCTCTCTCTCCCTGAAATGGTTTCTAGAGTAGTACCTAAAGAAAAATTTGAGGTTGGGTTAACCAATAAAATTATAGACACTGTTGAACGGTTGCCAAAAAACATATACGCTACATGTGTTAAACAGTATAGAAAAAATCGATTATCCAATAAATAATAATATGGACTTCATTTCACCAAGAATTATTACATCTCCTATTAGCGGTCAGCCTGTAAAACCAATACTCAAAACATATATACGGGAAGGTAAAGAGATAGTTGAAGCGCATTACATTGACCCTGCCAGTGGAACATTTATTCGCAAAGGCATTGTTTCAATGAAAGATATTCCTGTTCCAAACAAGTAAGTTTATTTCTGCACTATTTACATTATAATTCTCTTAATGGTTGTACCTCTAGACTATTCAGTTCAGAAATTCTATCAATACGCTGGTCAGCCCAAATATAATAGACTTACCAGAACACATCAAGGATGTTGCCCAATATGTAGAGAAGGCAAGTCTTGGGGAAAAAAGAAGCGTTGTTATTTTATTCTCGATGAAAGTATTATATGTTGCCATAATTGCGGCTGGTATAGTGCACCTATAAAATGGATAGAAACTGCCGGTAATATGTCGTATGATGAAATAATGAAAGAATCTAAAACATTTGATATATTACCGTTAGATATTTTAAAAGATGAGAATGTACCTGAGAAGAAGCCTGTAATTATTTCTAGATTACCTAAAGATTCAATTAATCTATCTGATATCAATCAAATCAATTACTATAAAAACAACAATATTGTTCAAAAAGCTTTAGCAGTTATTAAAAAAAGAAGGCTCAATAGAGCTATTAATAAACCTGGTAGTTTATGGCTTTCTTTAACTGACATGGTGCATAAAAACAGACTCATTATACCATTTTACAACGAACAAAATGAAATTATTTTTTATCAATCAAGAACAATTCTAGAGAAAGATTTGAATTTATATCCTAAATATCTATCAAAAATTAATAGTGAAAAATCACTCTACGGTATTAATAAGATAAGCTCAGATATTGATTATATTTTTATTTTCGAAGGACCAATTGATTCTTTTTTTGTCAAAAACGGTATTGCTGTAGCCGGTATTCAAGAGAATAGTAGTAACATGTTCACAACATTGCAGCAATCACAACTTCTTAGTTTTAAGCTCCAGGAAAAAATATGGGTATTGGATAGCCAATGGCTTGACATGGCTAGCAGGAGAAAAACAGAATTACTAATTAAACAAGGTGAACGCGTGTTCATATGGCCTGAAAAATTAGGCACTGTTTTTAAGGATATAAATGAGTTGTGTGTAGCTTATAATAAAGATGAAATAAATTATAATATATTTGTTAAGAGTTCTTATTCTGGACTAAAGGCAGAGTTAATGATGATTGAAATTAATCGTTTCCAGAAGAAATAAGATATCCTTTAAAGCTTTCTGACAGGGAACTCAATTCAGCTGCCAACCTCGCAATTTTCTTTTTCTCACTTCTTGCAATATCTTGAAAAACTGTTTCACATGGAGCAACATGTAGCTGTGTTTGTACTGATTCACCGTTTGTTCCATTTAAAAATTCAATAAATTGATCAATCTGTCCAATCCATCCTTTAAGGGTTTGCAATTGTTCTTGTTTTAATTTGTCTGTATCAGTTATAACTGGAGCTTGCACATCGAAGTCTTCAGGTTTTGCAGAAGTTAATGTTGTTTTCATTGCCTCTCTATCTGTTGCAGGTGTTTCAGGAGAAACCTGGTTTTCATCTTGTTCAAGCAAAGTAGCAAAAGCTTTTTTAAATAGTCCCATACAATTATTTATCAAATAGATTAAATAATTTTGTGAAAAAACTTGTTATTGAAGATGGAACAATGAATTATAACAAGTGGGTTAAAGGCATAGCTGATAGAGAATTAAGCTCTCAAAAGCTTATGGTTAATGATCTTTTTAAAGCAAAAGGCGTTAAAAATGCAGAATCCGAATCTTCGCAAGATCCTAATACAAAAAGACAACAAACAGTACTACCTTATCCATTATCAAATCTTATACCTGCTTTAGGTAATTCTATTGTTAGTCTTCAAAATGCTTTAAGTTTGGTGTCAACATTAAAAAATAATCCAATATTAAAGAATAAAAACAATACTGTTCATGTTGAACAATGTACAAAAGCTTTAAACTCAGCAATAGAATCAATTAAAGCTGCCGCTAAAAGTGTTGATAATCTCGAAAGCTTCAATTAATATATAAGAATGTACACAGCTATAATGCAAATAGTTATTTTTATAACTATCAGTCTCATATCTGGCTATATCTTTGATAGCAATAAATTAAATTTTTTAATTGGTGTTTTATTTGGTTGCGCCATGCAATTTATCTTCAACTACATGTATACTTCTGTATTAACTGCAAGTATAGCACTTAAAAATAAAAAGCTTGAAAATGAACGCATTAAAGAATTTACAATGCAAGGGATGGAAGTTGAGTGCCCTTGTAGTAGAAAAATTCGCGATTTTGTTCCTATAAGATTAAATGCAAATAACAAATACAAATGCAAAGAATGCCAAAAATTAATTACTGTGTTTGTTACTCCCTCAACAGCACTCACAACTGAGCCTATTCTTGATACTGATATCACTAACCCAAATATTTTAAAAGATGCAAATTCCTGAATCTATTGATAAATTAACAACAGCTGTGCCCGCTACATCGCTTGATTCTGCTGCTGAAAAGAAGCTCGATGTAGACTATTTCTCTCAATGCATTGAGCATTCATTGTCGTTAGATCTTAAAAAATTTTACGATAAAGGCTATAACTACTTCAAGATTACCGGCAACGATGGGATGTGTTTTTTAAAATGCTTCTTCAATCTTTTTAATGAATACTACAAATCAGTTATTAAAGATAGCAACATTGACCTGGAGAAGCAACAAGCTATAAATGAAAATCTGGATCTTCTTTTAAAAAATATTGAAATTTCTTTTTCTGTTTTTGACAACTTCTTAACTATTTTAAAGATAGATAAAAAAACATTTGACTCAAACAAGCTTTTCATGATAATTACAGGATATGCAATCAACAACCTCAAGAAAAACTATAGACGTTAAGCTAAAAGACAAAACTGAGTCAATGTCTGCAGAAACATACTCAAGATGGCTATGTCTTATAGAAGCAATAGAACTTGTCTGTAGTAAAGCCAAGCAAATGAAAATCGATACAGCTAACAATATTGATTGGATTAAGCCACTCGCTTTTCAAAAATATATAGATGAAAGACATGAATCAATGATTGATGAAATTAATATATATGAAAAACAAGATGATGTCACTACTTTGCAAACTTCAAGTACTATATGCAATACCCAGCAGGAACCTCTTTTAAAGTAAATAGAGCAGCACTCGGTAAATCACCGTTACCGTTTAAGTTTAGCTTTTATGATGGTACGTATTCAGTTCGAACAATTAGAAAAGTCATCGATAAAACGATATATACATTTTATTACAATAGTAGTACTGTTAGCTTAACATGCAATTCTTGTTTTGATATGGACCGTATTATTGCTTTCTGTAAAAATGAGCCATTGAAAGAGCCTATTTACGAAGAAACTCTTTAATAACCTCCATAAACATCGCCGTAATCAGTTTTACTATAATCAAAAATTTTCTTACTTGAATCTGTTATATTTTGTGTATACGGTTTATTTGCACCTGTAACTGCTGTATTTTTTGTATCATCAAATATTTGTTGATTAACTGCCTCACCTGATACTCCGGGTTCGAACGACCACTCAAATCTCTTGGCTTTAAGTAACCAAACATAATGCCCCCCCAGCGGGTTAATTCTCGCAACATCTTCATCAAGCCGTTCTGTAATTTCAAACATTTTACCATTCCTGCCTCCAGGTCTATCACTACCATACTGAGTTAACTGGAACAAGTCACCTGATTTTGGTTCTTCCCCAGGGCCAAACACTTCATAGAACGAAGAAATGTGTATATAAGCTGTTACCTCATCATCAGATTGTAGTCCATATTTAGATAACATTAAAGCATTCTCATTTAAATCAATCAACATCTTTACTTGCACTGGTGGTGAATATTTCTGTGTTGGCTGTTCACCATAAATATAATCCGCTGAAAGTAAGCTAAAATTATTAACAATATAATCAACATTTTGCCCGTACAGCTGTATTTGCTCTTTCCAATAATTGTTAACAAGCATTATATCACCGGCATTATTTGTTTTATCAGTAAACGAAAAACATTCGTTAGTATTTTGATTAACGTTAGGATACGTTTTAATCTCAATACTGCCAGTAAAATAATTTGTGCAGTCTGGATTAGTCATTATTTGTTAAAAGATAACCTCCATTAGGGTTTAAATATATAGAAATATTTGTACCTATTAGTTTCTTTGCTTCACCTGGCTTCAATGAAGCAATATAAGGATGCTTGCGCTTAAGTTCTTTTATTTTTTCTAAATTGTTCAGAATAGCAGTCTTGTTTTTAGTAGCTTTAACTTCTTCTGTACCATCAGCTTTCTTAGCTTTGTTCATATCTGCAATAGGTTTATGCGGTACAGATGTATTTAATAAACCATCATTCTTGAGATGTCTTGCGCCTATTTTTTTATCAAAGCTAAAAAATTCTTTAAAGGTCATAATATTATTTAATCAAAAAAAAAGCCTAACTTTCGTTAGGCTTTTTTTTATTTTAATAAGTCAATTATTTCTGAAAGAGATACTGACCAACATTTGAAGCTTTACCAGCTACTACATTGGCTTTACCCTTGGGGGTTGTGGGTGCACCACCTTTAACACCAGCACCTACAAGAGCATGGCCTTTGTCACCATCATTACCAACTTTGTCAGTAACCTTACCATCACCGCCACCCTTGGAAACAAGGCTCTTTGTTGTATCACCTACAACATTGTCCTTCTTTGCAATAAGACCTTTGCTAACTTTTTCAGAATCAACAATTGCGTGTCCAATTACTTCTGCATCAACAGCTTCACCGGCAACTGTTTCTTCAGCTTCATTAGCAGCAGGAGCTTCAGCATCTTCATCTTCTGTTTCAACATCAGCATCATGTTCTGCTGTTTCTTCTGCACCAGTTTCTAGTACTTCATGAAGTACATCACAAAGCTTCTGAGCAAGATCGCGAGGCAATGTGAAAGTTACATCACCGCCTTCAGCCTTATCAGTTTCGGCACCAACACCAAGGTCCATTGCGTCGTTGGCTTCTGTGTCAACGCCATCAACACCCATTACATCTTCAAATAGTTTGTCAAAAATTGATTTGCTCATAAAATTATTTATATTCTTCTGCTCTATTTTTTCAATATTTTCAGTAAAATTTTGAGAAGAAAATTTTTCTGTACCTTGAAATGTTTCTTCACCTTTTAGTTTCTTGGGGTCAGCTATTTCTTTTCTAAAACCAGCAGAAGATTCTGGACCTGAATTCTTACCTACAAAGGGCTTCTTCTTTTCTTTTGCATCTTTAGCTAATTCAAATGTTCCTTTAGGGGGAAAATTAACTTTTTCCGAATATACTTTTTCCATATCTTTCATTGTACGTGTTAAGTTCATGTGTAAATATTTATATAAATGAGCGAAAAGAATAACAAACAATATTATCTTGGTAATAAAAACTTACCTACAGTTAATGCAGAGTTTGATTATGCTTCAAACCCTAAATGGATAGCTGATATACAGAAGTGTAGAAAAAATATTCTTTATTTTGCTGAAAATTTCTTTTATATAGTAAATCTAGATCGCGGCAAAGAGCAGATACAATTATATAATTACCAGAAAAAGATATTGCGTTCTTTAAGAGATAATAGATTTTGCATATTGTTAGCTAGCAGACAGATTGGCAAATCAACACTCCTTACCATATATGCATTATGGATAGCGTGTTTTAATGAAGATCAAAACATATTGATTGTTGCTAATAAAGAAAGCACAGCAATCAATATCTTTAAGCGTGTAAGATTAGCTTATGAGCAATTACCTAATTACTTAAAACCTGGTGCTGTTGAATATGGTAAGACATCTATGACTCTAGGAAATGGAAGCAGCATAGGCATTTCTACTACCTCTTCTGATGCAGGCAGAGGATCATCTGTTAATTGTCTTATTTTGGATGAGTTAGCTTTTATTGACAATCACTTAGTAGAAAATTTCTGGCGATCTGTATATCCAATTATATCCAGTTCTAAAAAATCAAAAATTTTTATTGCAAGCACACCCAATGGAACAGACAATTTATTTTATGAGTTATATTCAGGTGCTATGGAAGAAAGAAATGACTGGAAAGCAGAAAGAGTAGATTGGTGGGAGGTACCAGGCCGCGATGAAGAGTGGAAGGAAAAAACAATACGCTCACTTGGCAGTACAGAAGCATTTGATCAAGAATTTGGTAATGTGTTCTTACAAACTGGTGAAAGCTCTGTAAATGAAAAAATGTTTGAAGAGATGAAAGCAAATATCAAAGAACCAGATTTTATTTACGATGATGGAAAATACGTATTATTTGATACAGTTAAGCAAGATAGAATATATGTTGCAGGTGTTGATATAAGTGAAGGAGTTGGCGCTGCAGCTAGTGTTGTGCAGATTCTAGATGTTACAAATTTAAAGAATATAGAACAAGTAGCAGTCTACCATAACAGAAGCATTTCTCCATATAATTTTACTGCTAAACTTTATGAAATCTTACAACATTGGGGTTCCCCTCTTGCTATGATTGAAAGAAATAATTGTGGTGCTCAAGTTGTAGATCAACTTAAAAATACACTTCATTATGAAAACATTGTATCTTATGGTACTAAAAACTCTAATGATAAGATAGGCGTACAAGCACATACTAACACAAAATACAAAGGTGTTACTAATATGCGATATTGGATAAATGAGCTCAAAGCAGTAAAAATACACGATCTTCAAACATTAATTGAACTCAAGAGCTTCATAAGATATGCAAATGGCACTTGGGGTGCTCGACCTGGGGTAGATAATTATGATGATAGGGTAATGTCGCTTGTTTGGGCTTTGGTTATTCTTGAAAATGAACTAGCAGAAAAATATTTTGAAGTTGTTGAATATGATGAAAATAAAAAGCCTCTAAAGATAAAATCACTCGACTATGGTATTAAATATTTTATAAACCCCAATAGTATGTATAACAATGAAAAAGATAAAACTGAATATGTACCATCACCTGTTATTATTACAGGTAATAATGATGAACAAAATTCTGATATATCAGATTTACAAAAAGAGGGGTGGACACAACTATAATGCCTAATCAAGCCAATTTTAATCAAAGCCCATTTAATAAATTACGTAAAGATCGTTTTTTAATGGTAATTAATTTGCCTGATTCACTTAAAAAAATAAATTCAAAATTTACTAGAGGTGAAGATAATGTAAATTTACCAACTCTGCAATTTTCTATCTATGGTGCAACGATTCCTGAGATAGTTATTCCACAAGTTGATATTATATATGGTGGTCAAACATATGTACAGTCAAGCTTTCACCGGCCATTATGGGAACCAGTAACAGTTAATTTCACAGTTGATAATAGAATGAACAATTACTGGGTTATATATTCATGGTTGAATCTACTAAATGATGCTGAAACAGGAATTTACGACAATAAAAATCTGACTAATAGACCCGCAGAACTTAGAAATATAAAACCATCCATTGATTCTATTGCTGAATATTCCACTGATATATCTATTTTTCTTTTAGATGAATATGATAAAAGAGTAGTAGAATTTTTATTTAAAAAGGCGTTTCCTACTTCTCTTGGTGGAATGAATTTAAATTACAGGACATCCGATGAGATAGAAACCAGCTTTACATTTGCTTATTCACAGTTTATAGCAAAACTAGTAGAAAATGTTGAAAATCTTTAAAGTTTTTTTCAAAACTTTATCCCAAAATAAATAAATACTTTATATGGCACGTACGATTCAAAGCCCTGGCGTTCAAATTCAAGAAGTAGATTTGTCACTTAGAGCATCACCAGCTGGAATAACTTCAATACTTATTCCTGGTTTTGCTCCTAAAGGACCAATTGCTGAAACAATTGCAGTTGCAAGTTTATCAGAATTTGAACAAATTTACGGTACTCCTACTAATGCCGCAGAGAGATATTTCTACCACTCCGTAAAAGCAGCTTTTCAAAGCCCCTCTGATGTTGTAGTATACCGCCTACCTTATGGTGAAGGCGCTGGTATAACCACTTCTGATGAATATACTGCTCTTGTTTATCCTGTAGCTGCTTATTACCCCGGTACAAGTGCTGCTACTACTGGCACATATACTCCGCTCACCCAAGGTGTTTACAGCAATACTATTCTGGACGGTGCAAGCGCAACATATGTATTTGGTAATCCAACTCATATTAAGCTTTCAAAAGAAGATTATCTTAATATTTTACGTGGTTCTGCTTTTACTTGGAGCAGAACCTCAAGCGCTTCTAATGGCGGTTTTCAAAATGCGTTTAGTTCTGTCAGTGATTTTAGCAAAGCAGGTCTTGTTGTTCTCAACAAATCTCAATCAACAATTAATAACCGCTTTGAAGGGTATTACTTAGGTATAATTGATAATACCAATTTAAACCCTGCAACACCTTTTGATGATGTTAACCGTATACTTTCACTCAATACTGAGAACACAACAGTATCAAGTGGCCAATACACACTGTTACCTGATGCAAGATTAGCATTTCCTTTGTCTGCTTCAATAGCTGGTGTAGGGTCTAGTGTTTCTGAAGCATTAGAAAACATACCTTCATTTGACATCTATAGCAATCAATTTGACGACGTTGCAGCAATTGGAGTATTCAAATTGCGTCAGTCTGTATTTTCACCTGATACTATTGCATTAGATTATGTACTTGAGGAAAGGTATCTTGGATCTTTTGATACATACCGTCAGATAAATGATGAAAACGGAGGCCCTGCTAAGAGCTTCTATATAGAAACTGTTGATAGAAACTCAACTCAAATCACTACATTGGTTAATCCCTTTATTTCTAATAGACTTGGAAGCACTTGGCTAAATGATCAAGGTATTCCTACTAAAAAGGTCCGCTTCCTAGGTACACACCTTGCAAAAGCTATAGCTGGTGAAACAGCAACAAGCTTTGCAACACGTGTTGGTGCACCTAGTGCAGCAGTTGTTGCATTTAACAGTACTCTTGGAACTACAGATGCACTAGTTGCTCTTGGTGACTTTACATCACAAGATATTGATACAAAGATTATTGGTAATGTACCTTCAAAGCTAAATGCATTATTTGATAAAGTTGAAAATGCAGATATTTATCCATTCAATATAACTGTTGAAGCAGGCCTTGGCACTGTATATGTCAATTCATTTAACCCTGCCACTAGTGGTTATTTTGATGATACAGTTGGTTATAGTACAATTAATGCTAGTTTAACATCGCAAAATTCAGGCTATACATCATCAGTTATGAACAACTATAATGCAGTTGCTCAAGAATATGTTTCTTTTGCAGAAAACAAGAGAAAAGACTTGCTCTATATTGCTGATCCAATAACAAACATATTTGTTGAAGGTCAGAGTATTAAGACTTTAGATGACCCTGCAAAGACATTCTCTTCTAATATTTACTGGCCACTCAGAAATCAATTTGCTGCAATCAATTCTAGCTATGCTTGTGCTTATGCAAACTGTGTTAAGGTTTCAGATCTAGCTTCTGCTCGAGAAGCTTGGGTTCCTTTCTCTGGATTTGCTGCAGCTCTCATGGGCAATACAGACAGCAATTTCCAGCCATGGTATGCACCTGCTGGTTTTACAAGAGGCGTTGTAACTGGTGTTACAGATCTTGGAATATTCCCCAAGCAGAAACAAAGAGATCAGCTTTATAAAATCAACCTCAATCCTGTTGCATTCTTCCCTGGAGAAGGTTTTGTTGTGTATGGTCAAAAGACTATGCAAAAGAAACCAAGTGCATTTGATAGAATTAATGTACGCAGATTGTTCTTAAGCCTAGAAACAGCTACAAAAAATACTGTTAAATACTTTGTATTTGAGCCTAACACACTCTTCACAAGAACACAGGTTATTAATACATTAACACCCATTTTTGATAATGCTAAAAATACACAGGGCATATATGATTACCTAATCATATGCGACGAGAGAAACAATACACCTGATGTCATTGATAGTAACACACTAGTTGTTGATATCTACATTAAGCCAACAAGATCTGCAGAATTTATTCTAGCTAACTTCTATGCTACACGCACCGGTGTAAGCTTCCAGGAGATTGTCTCATAAACATGAAGAGGAATAAATAATTTTATGGCTGATGTAAATCAATTAATTAATGACTTTTATAGAGTAGCGCAAAACAGAGAGTTTACACGTGATTATAATTTCCGTGTATTATCCATTAATACCGGAGGTGCTTCTAATGTAACATTTGATCAAGATGATTTGGTATATGTAAAAACTGCAACATTACCTGAAAGATCCATAAGCAATGTATCAGTTCCTTACATGGGATTAAATTTCAATATACCTGGTAATGCAACATACCCAGGTTCTGATGCATATACATTAACATTTTATGCTGATGCACAATCCAAGATTCGTCAGAAGTTTGAACAGTGGTCACAGGACATTTTCAGTGACTCTACTTCTACAGGTAATTACTTTGCTCCTAAGCAGACAGCTATTATTGATTTAGTGCAACTCGACAATCAAATGAACAAAGTTGCTCAATATCAGCTTGTGGGTGTTTCAGTAAGAAGTGTTGGACCTTTAGCATACAATATCTCCGAGGGCACTGGCAATACAATTGAGTTTGTGGCTACTATTGCGTTTCACTACTGGAGAAAACTAAATTAATTAAATAATTAGGTGAATAATCCGTTCACCTCAGCACTTCAAGGTATTCAGAATAACTTTACAGGGTTATTCAATGGTCAAAATCCTTCTTTTGCTCCTCAAATAACAGAGTTATTTGGGTTCAATATACCTGGTGTACCTTTAATTAGTCCTAGAGATTATTTTCTATTTCAAATGGAATCGTGGTTTACTGCGCTTCCTATGTCAACTCAGTGGATTATTGTCATAGACAACTATCCTGTTGCATTAAGATCTGATATAATTCAAGGACTAGAGATTACAGATGGTGGTAAAAAAGGATGGGATATATCTACATCTGTTTCTATTTTAAAAAGTTTCCCTCTTCAAAGAATTATTGGCTGTTTATTTGCTTATTCTATTTCAATTCCTTCTGAACAGTTTAATATTGATTCAGCATCTGTTCCAAACAATAGAGGATTTCTACCAGGTATTTTAGGAAGTAACAGACAAGCTGAACCCCACACACTGACTATTGAATTTAGAGACACAAACACATCATTTATCGATAATGTAATAAGACCATGGATAATTCTTGGATCACATTATGGCATGGTTTCCAGGCCTGGTGATGTAAACGGTTCAAGAGACTTTTACAATATGAAATGTAATATCACATTATTACAGTACGGAAGAACACTAAACAGCATATCTATGATACCCAGAAAAGTCTGGCATTTCTATAACTGTATGCCGTATAATGTTGGTGAACAAAGCTTTAATTACACTGATGAAGTGGTAAATAATTTTATGACAAGATGGACCTATTCAAACTATACTATAGAGTCAGGACTATATCTACCCGTTCAAGATGTAGTGAATAGAATTTCTAATGGTGATATACCTAGAATTACAACTTTCCAGAATGGTATAGGTAGCATCAATCCTCTTGGCTTCTTATAATGGATTTTTTCTTAAGTTATACCACTATTATAAGCAAAAAAAAATTGTTTATAAAAGAACTAACATTCAAACAGCTCAAAGTTCTCAATAAATTTATACAAAACAAAGACGAAGAAGCTATTAATATTTGTTTTGAAAGTGTTTTACTTGAAAATATTCAAAATTTAAACACAGACGATGTTTTAACTAATTATGATAAATTTTGCTTACTGTTTCTACTGCGCCTCGCTTCAATTTCTCCTGAAATAGAATTAAAAAAACAAAACATACTTACAAAAGTAAATTTACTACCAGCATACAACACTTTTTTCAACATTAATCTTAATAACAACTATACAATAGAAAATAATTCCTTTAAAATAAAATTATCACTACCTAAATCTCTTCATTTTAACAATATTTTTGACATACTACTCAGTAGTATTGACCAGATAGACATTAAAACAGCTAATGAGTTAAAAATTATTAATTTCAATACACTAACAACAGAAGAGAAAAAAATAATTTTTGAAAAGCTACCCGCTTATATAATTAATGACATTAATAAAACAAAACAAAACATAGAAAATGCATTTACTAATGTATCTCTAACAATAGATACTCATAATAAATTGCCAATTAATCCATTTAATATGTCGTTATTTGAAATGCTCAAACTACTTTTAACGGTTGACCTAAAACATCTTTACGATATTCAGTATGCACTAGTACATAAATTAAATTTTGATGCATTTTATGCCGATAACAATACGCTAACAGAAAATATCATTCTTATCAACAATTATACAGAAGAAATGTCTAAGAAAATGCAAGAAACTCGCAAAGCCATGGATAATTCTGCAAAACCTATAAGTAGTTAAGTGAATAATTTCAGTGACATACTCAATTCACTCAATGAAGTGACAAAACAACATGAAATATTTGTACCTTCATTAAATCTTAAGACTAATTTTATTGGATTTACAGCTAAACAACAAAAAGAAGCAATACAATGTGCTCTTGAAAAAGAAAATGCAGGAATTTATTTCTCCATCCTAACAACTGAGTATATACAAAACAATTTAGTAGAAAAAAATTTAAATTTACTAGTAAGTGACAAGAATTATATTTTGACTTGCTTGAGAGCGTTATCTTTATCTAAAACCTACAGAACCCTTGGTACAGAAACAATTGATCTGTCGCCAATCCTTTCTAATAATATAGCTTTACCAAATGATTTAAAAACTGCAGTGCTTGAAGATAATGATATTACTGTAAACGTAGAAATACCTTCACTAATTAAAGACAAAATTATAAACTTAGAGTCAAAAAAAATTATTTCCGATAGTCAAGTAAATTTTCTTGGTAATGTCTATTTAAACGAAATTATTAAATATATAAAATCAATTAAAACACCCAAAACAACAATAAACTTAGATGATTTAACATTTAACCAAAAAACTCAAATAGTAGAGAAGCTACCCATCGCAATTTCTTCTAAAATTGTAGATTATATTAATAACCTTAAAGAATTTGATAAAACACTGTTTACTATCAATAATAAGAACTATTCAGTAAGCATTGATCCGACACTTTTTACACTATAATTTAAAATATTCATAAATATTTTAAATGACCGATGATGTACTAACTAATAATCTAGATAGCTTAGATCAAAAAGTTAATTCTATTCTTGAATTTCTTAATGTATCTCAATCTAAGAATGAAGACAATACAACCCGATTTACATCTTTATTTCAAGATAATATGTCCGATGAACAGAAAGAAAAAAATAGCTATTCAAGATTGAGACGCAAGCAAAGAATATATCAAGCAGTACCGGTAAATTTGGATAGTATTAATGACGAGGTGTTAGCACAGCTTGGTAGAGTGCTTAAAACTGTTCTTCCTAAACCCCCAAAAATAGAAACAAGAATTGCTAAAAAAGAATCATCTTGGATATCAGATTTATTAAGAGTACTTGGCGCTTTAGCATCTGGACTAGGTGTGCTTGAGCTATTAAAGGACTATCTTGTATCAGGTGGTAGTAAGGGTAAGATTATAAATGCAGTTAAAGAAGCAACTGAAGCTGCTGCAAAAGCTGGTGAAGGTAGTAAGGGTAAGATTATAAATGCAGTTAAAGAAGCAACTGAAGCTGCAGAAAAAGCAGGTGAAGCTGCTGCAAAAGCATCAGAAAATGTAGCAGAAATAGTACCAAAAAAACCTGTAACTAGAGTAACAGACCCTCTAACTGAAGCTCTTCGCAATGGTGAGCCTATTGAAGTAACTATAGAGAACCTAGTTATAAGAGGTGCAACAACAGATCCTAAAGCTTTAGGCTTTAAAGAAGCATTTGATGAAGCTATAAATGGAAAAAAAATAAATGTAGATGAAATGTTAGGAAGCATGAAAGAGCTTGACTATGCAAAGAAAATTGAGCTATTAGCAAAAAGTGAAGATGAATTTTTAAGTAAAAACATATTACAGCTTGATAGCATATTAGATAATATTGATAAACCTGATAGCATGTATAGACAATTAACTGCTACATTGAAAGATTTAAAAGAGCGCGGGTATAGACCAGAAGACATTAGAGAGCTAGTAAAGGTAAAAACATCTATAATAGAGGATATCATACAAGCAACCAAAGAATTGCCTGAATATGTAAAAACCAGTGGCAAAGAAATTATTAGAGACATGGTGGGAGGAGTTGGAATGGAAGAAGGTGTAAAGTTTGAAGAACAATGGGCTAAAGCTACAGCTTGGTTAAAAGAAAACACTCTAGGCAGAGTAGAAAATTTAAAGGGGCTTCTGCAAGAAAGCAAAGGCGTTAGAAATATAGCAGGCGCAGCATCTAAAGCAATTCCTATTATAGAAGGAGCTATGCATTCTTTAGCGCAGTTAGGAATTTCATATGAAACTTACAAAGCAAATCAAAGACAAGAAGAAAAGGGTGAAATTACTGCAAAAAACAAATATGAAAAAGGCATGGAAGCTTTGGGTGAAGGTGTTACTAATTTTTATTCTTTTGGTATTTTGGGTACAGAAGATGCTCAAGGTACAGTAGCTAAACAACTCAAAAAATGGCAAGATTTATATTATAAAGAAGATAAAACTCTTGAAGAAACACTTAAAACTTATGCTAATCTAATTCTACAAATACCTGATGCCACTAACAAATTTATCTTTGGTTCTGCTGAGCATTTAGCCAGGTACACACCATTTCTCAAAGATTCTGCAGCTGCAGATAGACTTAAAGAACGATTTGATGCTGATTTAACTGAACAGGTATTTGAACTAGGCAACACTGCAGGAGAAATCATGGGCGAACAAATCCAAGAAAGCTATGAAAAAGGCATTCCAAGTCCATGGGAAAATATGCAGCAAGACTTTTTATCACGCCCCGGTCAAAGACCCATACCATTTAGCCCCAATGATAACATTATTGGTGTAAAGGATCTCAAAACACTCAGAGGTGGATCAGAAGAAACAGTTCAAACACTCAAAGCTCTCATGACTGTTGTTGAAAAAACTAACAAAACTGTAGACAGACAGCTAGCAGAAAGCAGTGCAATGACCAAACAAGTTGCTAATGAAATTAATACATTAGCTCGAGCTCTAGCAGATCAAACAACTAAGAGTTCTAATTTTGTAAACAACAGTAAAAATTTAACTAATATTACCATATCTCCCACAACGTCCAAAAGCTATCGTGAGAGCAGATAATACTAATAAGTATTAATATATGCCCAACAGACTCTGGACATTTGATTATACAGGTACAGTAGATAAAGCTAAAAATTCTACACCATTGGATGTATTAGATAGCATAGTTCCAAGCCTGAAGCCAGCTACAAGCACTCAAGGCAAAAATTTTTTAACTAATTCATCTAAACCCACTCTTACAACTATTAATGTTGTAAATGATTATCCTTGGACATATTCTAAGCCCGGTAATATAGCTCGAGCTGAAACACCACGAATATTTTTAAAAGAAAAGAGATTAAAAACAAACGCATTCATCTCTTCTATTGCTTATTCTTTTGCTAATGCTGCTCAAGGTGCAGATAATGTAATAACATCGTTAGAAAATGGAAGCGCTGGTGAATCCGGTAAAAAATTTGCTTCTGTACTTAAAAAATTAAGAGATAACTTTGTTCAAGGTGCTTATTGGATTACTGGAGCTGCAGTCAATACAACAAGCAAAGATCCAACAGCTGAAAATGTTGCTACAGGTGAAAATGTATTAACTGATCTAGGAAACAGTATTAGAGATTTCTACAATACAAAAGCTGCAGATGAAAATCCTGTTTTAGAATCACCTATTTTAAATGCATACAAAAATTTATACCCATCAGTAGACACAGGATGGCAGTATATTCTGCCTTATTTTGACGATTATTATAGCTCGTCAAATAATCTTTATGGAGATGATAGCAACATGAATGTATTGAATCTTATAAAGTCTGGAACAGAAACATTAAACAACATAGCTGGTATAGCTGGTGCAATATCACAGCCATTTGGATATTCTTTTCAAGAAAAAGCTAAATTTTATAATTTTCCATCTGAAGGTGAAGAATTTTCTTTTACTTTTCCTCTTATAAACACTGGTAATATTAATTTTAATCAAGTAATTAAAAATTGGCAATTAATATTTCTTCTTTTGTATCAAAATAAACCTGCTAGAGTCAATAGAAATCTTGTGGAGCCACCTGTAATATATCAAGCTGAAATACCAGGACAAAAATTTTATCCATTTTGTTATGTAACAGGCATAGCTGTAGATTTCAAAGGATCAAGAAGAGAGTTAAAATTTAATCTCGATGTGCAAGAAAGAGTAGAACTTGAAGCTATTAACAGCACTGTAGACCCCAACACTTCTTATTTACCTGGAGATGCAAATAATATTGGATCAGTAAAAAATGTAGGTTCTTCTGTTAGTGTTAAAGAATTTTTTGCTATTATTCCAGATGCATATATTATAAAAATAACATTAAAATCACTTGTTGCTGAGACAAGAAACTTTATGGCATATACTGTCCTAGGTAAAACAAGCCTTGCTTCTGCATTAACAGTAGATTTGGACAAAGCAATACGCGGTACCGGAAACAGTAATGCAGGCAGTTCTAACATTGGAGGAGCTAATATTGGAAATCAATCAGGAGCAAATACACCTGTTAATTATCAAGTAGGTGGGTGGCCTGATGCTGTAGGCAGTGGCCAAATACAAGCACCAGAATTTGCTCTACCAAAGAAGTAATAAAAATATGGACTTAGGTAATTATCAAAACAGCATACCTGAATTAATACCTTTAAATAATTTCAGATATGAAAACATTTTTAAAATGTACCAAACAAAAGATAACAAGTATTTTTATAATATTATTAAAAAAATTGATTTGATACCAAATTTAGACCCCTCACAGTTTTTTTACTTCACAATTACACGAAAAATGCCTTGGACTATAGCAAGCTACAATATATATAATACAATAGAGCTGTGGTGGCTATTATGTCTAGTAAACAATATTAATAACCCAGTAATACAGCCTTCTGCAGGCACAATAATAAAAGCTTTAAAATCAAACTTAGTTGCCCCGCTAATTAATAATATTAAATCTCAATTGTCATGAGTGAATCTTTACCCGCAACAGAAGAATCTAAATTTAGTGATTTTTCTTATTTAATAAATAATAATTTTTACGATTTTAGAGTTTTTCTAGGATCACTAGATGGCAGACTCAAGCTACTGTCACCCAGCTCTATTAAAGTACTCAACATAGAAGATAGTATTGACAACCCATACCACAGTGGCTATATAATCATTGATAATAGATATGACAATATTGAAAGCAGTTTTGATGCTACTGTTGACCCTGCAAACCCTATTTATTATAATCTAGGCACTACATTAAACCCTGCAGCTCAAGATAAATCAGGTCCATATCTATTTGCAGGTGATAGTAGAGATATTCTTGTAGTAAGTATAATGCCCAAATTAGCCACTCAAAATACTAACACTTCTGATGAAACAGTAAAACAGTTTTTTTTACTATCTTTTAATTTTGCAATTTATGATACTGAAGAAATTGATGATGGCAGTATGGATGGTAAATTAAAAAAACTTTATTTTTGGGATTTAGATTATGAAATTTTAAAAGAAAAAAATAGTTATTTTTCTACTGCAAAATATTTAAATGTTAAAGATAAAAAAGAAATTCAAAATTTAAGCAATTCAGATAGACGTATTACCACTGGGTCAGCTCTTTCTGCTGCTCTTGCTGAAGGACTAGAAGACATAAACAACACTCCCCCTCAATTTGTAAATTTTGATCAAGGATCCACTACAATCTTTTTTTCTGCTCCAGGTGAATATAAATGCATTGATACTGTTAATTATTTGCTTGAAAGACATGTAAGTAGTGCCACATCAAATTACAGCCCATGTATCCTACAGCTTGAAAGATATCCAAAAAAATATAGCTTAAGAAGCTTTTATACTGTCTTTAATAATGCTATAGATTTCTCTAATGGTAGTATGTCACCTGGAATAGAATATCTTGAAACATTTAAAGTTGCAGGATATACTAATAAAGAAACAGGAAAATTGCCTATATTTAATGTAGTATTTACACCACCATATGCTCCTTTTTTTCAAGCTGAAGGTAATCTTGACTCATATAGCTTTGATACTATAGCAGGTATGTATTCACAAACACAAATTAACACAAAAAATGTTCATTCTTATAACTATACAGGAAAAGAATTTAATATAGAAACTTTTAGAAATAGCGTAGATGAGCTAGATCCTGTATTAAAAAAATTCTACATTAATCCATTTATAGGTGCTGCTTCAAAGGGCACACCGACTTTTCAATTTGGCAATCTTAGAAAAACTAATAAAAACACTTCAAATGAGTTTTCAGTTATTGAATTAGATACCAATCAACGGTTGGCACTTGGGCTAGCAGAAAACTTAAAAAACTATGTATATCTAAATAATTTTGTTTCTTTTAAAGTTCAAGGTGCAACACACAGACAGTCAGGTAAATTTATTGGAATAAATAGAGATACTGACAAACAACCAACCCTTTTTGACAAGCGCTTTTTAGGTGTATATTTTGTT